TATTTTCAAACTATATTTTAGGTATAATTGATTAAAGTTTAAAATAAAAAAAGTTATATGTATAACAAATAAAAACAAGTATCTAAAATAAATATTTGGGGACCTGGGGTATCAAAAAAATTTGAGAGAGAGTTGTAAAAATAAAATAGTCAAAGTTATGATTTTTTAAAAAAATATACAAATCAAATAAATTTATTTGTACATTATTAAACAAATTAATCAGTTAATAAATTAAATACATCAGTAATTGGTTTAATAAATATTTTTATATCCTCACCAATTGGTAAAACAAATCTATCTCTACATTCTATTTCTTTATATTTGTTTAGTTTTGTCAATACTATATCTTCTGCTATTTTCATTTGGGATTCATTTTTAAATGATTTTGAATAAATAACTTCATGTGTTTGTAATTTATCATATGTACTTAATCTTTCTATTAAATTCTTTGCTTTTCCTATTGTATATGTTCTTTTTGATTTTGTATATTCATTTGTAATAATATATACTACATTTGTGGATTCATCATATTTATTTCTAGTTTGCTTTTTTAAAATCATATTTTCTAAAACTTTAATTCTTTTATCACGATCTTTAATAATATTTTCTTGTTCTTTAATAATTTTAAGATTAATATCTACTTTACCTTTAGTAAATATTGTCCTTATCCAAATACTTACTTGAAAAACAAATGATGGTGAAATCCATTGGGCTAATTGAATTGCTAAATCTGGGTGAATCCACGTACCTTGTTCAAAATTATTGCTATTTCCTTTTTTAATATCTACTAAAAGTGATGCCGGGATTCCGGCATCACTTGCCAATACTCTTATTAGTTCTTTAGTAGACTCAAGACTAATCCAATGTGAAAATTTTTTACATCCAGCTTTGCATAACTGAGTTGCATTAATAAAACCATCAGATTTTCTATAATCAATGATATTTTGGTTTAAAATTAATGTCATAGGATTTTTATCATCATTTTGTTCAATTTCAAATTGTTTATTTTTAATAATTGTATTTTCCCCAATTAAATCATCAAAATTATCATCTGGAATATTTGATTTAAAATTATTACTTTTATGTACAATAAATTCTTCTAATTGTTTATCTTTTTGAATTAATTGTTCAATCAATTGATTATTAAATTTTAAATTTGTATTTGCAGGTATAGTTATTTCTAAATCTTTAATTGATTTATGAATATCATCAATGTTATTAGTTTTAGGAATTAAAATATTAATTTGTTGTTTTAAATCTTCATTTACTTTTTTAACACCATTTAATTCTTGTTTTATTTCGTCGAAATTAGAAATATTTATTTTTGGTTGTTTTTTCAATTCTTTGCATCTTCCATCTAAATGTCTTTCCAATCCATATTTTCTAGCAAATGTTTTTAAACAATGAGCACATTGATTTGAATTATTTTTATTATTAAATATATCATTTAATTCACACAACTCGTTAATTTTATTGTCATTAATAATATTATTTTTTAATTCAACACAATAAATATTATTATTTTGTTCCTGATTATCATTAGGTACACAAGGTTTTTTTTTATTTTTATGTCTTTCATAATTATCTTTTTTATTTTTAAAATCCATTCCACAATCACAAATATATTTTATGTGAATATTATTTTTTAATCTCATTAATTATATAATATATTAATTATATTTTTAAATATTTTTTTAGGTATTTTTGTTATTTTTTTTAGGTATTTTATTATTTTTTGGGGAAATTTGGGAAAAAAATAATATTTTGGGGTTTTTTAGGGTTATTATTATACTTATATCTTTTTATTTTAGGTATTTTTATTATTTATTAATTATATTAACTTTTATATTTTTTGTGTTATTATGTTTATTTTTTAAGCGTAAACACATTTTATATTTAATATTATATTTTAGGTATTTTTAAAATTATATTTTTAGGTATATTTGTAAGTTTTATAATTCAAAAGTATATATGTATAATTAATTTAAAAAAAAATAAATATATAAAAAATTGGGGACTGGGGTATCAAAAAAATTGAGAGAGAGTTGAAAAAATAAAAAAAAATAGTCAAAGTCTGGGTTTTTAAAAAAATTCCAATATAAACATAATCAATCTTACTAAACAAGTAAAATAAATTTAATCTTATTAAATATTTACATTTGTCATAAAAAAATGCATATTATTATCATTTTTAAACTCATATTTATAATATGTGTAAGGTGGAGATGTATTGGTTTGTCTAAATTTATGTATTTTTTCTAGAATCCATGTTTTGTAATTTTTTTTCATATCAATTACATCTTTACAAATTCTTTCCAAATCTATCCATCTTGGATAATTCCCAAGATTAGTATAATCTGTTTTATCCATATTTGTTATTATTATATTTACTTCAACATCATTTAGTATTTTATATTCATCAATCCCATAAATCACTTCAAAAATTAAATTTTTATCATCTAATCCTATTAATGACATATTGTTATTATTTTTGATTATATTTTACCAATAAATACATTTTATTTCAATTTTTTATAAATAATTTAAGAATCATCCATAACAATAATATTTAGAAAAAGCAATTTTCTAAAGTTAAATAAAATTGTTTTTTGCTGACATTTTTTATATATTGGATAACTTTAATTCATCAATATATTTAATATATCTGAGATGAATATAATCATTATATAATTTTGAAAGATTTTTATCACAACCCTCATATTTTGGTTTGGTATAGTTTTCTTTTGATTTAATTTTTCCTTGTGAAATCATTAAATTTAATTTTTCATCAAATTGTTCTAAAATTTCTTGAGAAAAATACTCTTGAATATTATGATTTGAACTGAAATCCATTGGACTCGAATAAAAAATTTCTTTCCATACATATAATTTTTCATTAGCATAATCATACACATCTTTCTTTCTATATTCAGTTGTAATTATGAATTCAAACTTTGTTTCTAACAACATTAATTCAATACCATTTAAATTCATTGTGATTTCATAATTATGTTCAATTATTTTTTCTTTTGTTAACAAATCAATGCTATTTATTTCCAATGAATTCAATAAATCTGTGTATTCAGATTTAGCAAGTATACTTATTTGTTTTCCTAAACGGCGGCGATTTAATGATTTAGATGAATCAAAGTTCTCATAAAATTTAATATTGTATAATTTTTTTTCATATTCATCTGGGAAATATATATTAACCATTTCTGCTAAAATATATTCATTTGAATAAAAATTTTTATCAACACTAGGAATAAACGTGTGTTGTTGATTTATTTATCCAATCTAAATTTATTTGATTTAATTTATTAATAATTAAATCAAATTCTAATGGAGTTGTAGATTTTAATGGTTTGGGTTGTATCGAATCTAATTCTTTATAATATTTTCTAACTGGATTGGTAGGAGTGATAACGAATGATTTACTTATTTCTATAGAATTATAGTATGACACAAATTCTTCCCCATCTTGAATTGTATCGTATCCAATAATAAAATTAACTACATTATCATCATCAATAAAATCAAAAATGATACGAGAATACCAATTCATATTAGACATTAATATGTATCTATATAATTGAAAATAAATATTGGTATTCAATTTTTATTTATTTCAATTTTTTAATTGTGATGTAAAATATATAAATATATACATATAAATGACACAAATAATCAAGATGATATAAATATTGAGGATTATTTAACTTAGACAAAAAAGTCAATTTGTTTAGAAGCTGAATTATTTAGTGGTTTGTTTCTTTTTATAATATTATCGGAATTTTTGTTGGAATTCATAATACTTGATAGATTAGGAATATTAGAATTATTTTTTGAATTAGTAATTTCTTCAAATCCAGTATTAACTGGAATAAATGGAGGAATTAATTTATGATATTCTCTTCCTAGAATTTTGGAATTTTTTCTATATTCATCAATTGTCATCGGACCACCATATTTATTTAAAAGTTCTTTAGGTCCTGCTATATTAATTTCAACATCGCTAATTGAATTAATTTTATTTTTGTTAATCATATAATACATCAATTTTAATAATGAATATCTATTCCAAATTTTATCATCATTTAATGATAAATTATATGCTCCAGCACAATTAAATGAACAAAAACATCCACTAACATAAAAATTATTATCAGAATATTTTTCTGGTAAATAAGTAGGAAGATTATCAAATTGACAAGTACACCACCAACAACAAACATTAGTAGTGGTTGGAATTAATTTATTTTGTTGATTATCAAATAAATTTAAATTACAAGGATATACTTTTACTTCGGTAAAATACATTGGTGTTATTTCAGTTAAATATTTTTTTAGTTCAATATTTTCATCTTTTAATTTTTTTATAGCAAGACATAATTGTTTAACATATTGATTATTATTTGCAATATTTGATAAAGTATTTTCAACATTATCTTTTTGGTCAGAATCTTTATCTGATGTACTAGAGTTATTTATATTATCTGAAGATAAATTATTATTTTTTTTGATAATATCTTCTAAATTTAAATTGTCAGTATCAATTTTAGCTAAATCAGCTTTTGATAAAGGAAGATGTAAAATAATTTCTTCTTCTTCTAAATTATATATTTCTTTGTTACTAGTAGATTTAACTTTTGAATTTGATGATAACATTAATTCTTTTTTTTTTGGTCTTCCTCTTTTTTTTTTAATAACTTGATTTATTTTATTTAGGTCAATAGCATCTAATATATCTTGAGAATTTATTTCATCACGTGCAACATTATTTTTACTCTTTTCATTATCACTCGTATCTACACTATCATTATCACTATTATCACTGTCATTTTCACTATCGTTATAATGGACGTTTTTTTTTTCCATTGTTATTTAATATATATGTAATATATCTTTAAATATATATATAGTATAAAATTCAAATTTTTTATATTGGGATTACCTCATATATAAAAAAACATTAAAAAAGCACAAATTATCATAAATTTTAGAAACTGAAATTAATTGAATAATAAAATTTTTTAAGATGTATCAACTGTTATACCAGATTTTTTATATTTTCTTTTGGACATTGTGGAATAATTATTTTTAGAACTTAAACTTCTTTCAATTTTAGAATTTTTTACTGGTTTCGAATTGGATGTTTCTGAATTAGCTGAAATTGTAGAATTAGATTTGGATTTGGATGATTGGGAAGATTGGGCAGATTGGGCAGATTGGGCAGATTGGGCAGATTGGGCAGATTGGGTAGATTGGGCTGATTTTTCAGATTGTAAACTTCCATTTGAATTAGATTCTTGTTCTGATTGTGATGTGTTGTTATCTTCAGAATATTTAGAAGATTTAGATGATTTAGATGATTTGGTATGTTTAGATGATTGTTTATTATTAGAATCATCAACATTTAAATTGGTATTATTTCTATGAATTACATTTGGAGCTTGATTTTTATATAATTCTTGTGCTGGACGTTCAAGTTGTTCTTTACTCAATCCCATATTTATTCCCATACCCATATTTGAAATATTTTTTTTCATATAATCTAAATGTGATGCTATTTCATTTCTTCTTTGTGAATTTAACATATTATTTTGAGCAAATTGCTGGGATTGAACATATTGTTGAGGTTGGGCAAATTGTTGAGCAAATTGTTGAGGTTGAGCAAATTGTTGGGGTTGAGCAAATTGTTGAGATTGGGCAAATTGTTGTGAATTTTTAGTTTCAAACATTTGTTTTGCTCTTTCAAATTCTTGCATTCTTTTTAAATTTTCAGTTTCTTGTTTTGCCAAATCTTCTTTTTTTTGTTGTAAAAACATCATATCTTTAACTTGTTGATTTGCCAAATCATGTTCATTTTTTGTTTTTGACATAAGAATTTCATTTTGTTTTTGTGTTTGGTCTAGCATTTGTTGTGATGATTGAGCCATTGCTTGTAATCTCATTTGTTCCATCATTTGAGGATTTGATTGATTATTAAGTGGTGTATAATTTGGTTGTGGTGAAGTACCATTTTGTAATCCAAAAATTGGAGGAATTCCTAATTTACCTTGTGCTGCTACTTGATTAAGATGAAATTTAAGTGCAGAACCTCCAATCATAAGTATTAATTTTAATTCTGGACTCATAGATTTTCCGGGTTTATTATATTTTTCATAAATTTCACCAAAAACATCATAATAAGATGAAATATCAGCATTAATTTGTTGTGACCAATTAGTTAATTTAAGAGAAAAAGGATCATATTTATCATTTAAAATTTCTAATCCATAAATACAATTTAACATAATACTTGAAGTCCAATTGATAAAATTTTGTTTAGCACGTATATTAGTATGTAATTGATATTCATATTTCATTGTAAAATAATCCGAATTCATACTATAATTTTGTGATAACTTGACTTGGTATTGTGCTAATTCACCAAGTTTTCTTAACATATCTAATTTTCTTAACATTTGTTGTTCTGGAGATAATTCATTATAGTTATCATAATCTGGATTTTCTTCTTGTCCACCATTTTGTTGATTATTATCTTCTTCAACTTGTTTATTATTTTGTTGATTATTATCTAAAGTTTTAGAAGTAAAATTTTTAGAAAAAAAACTTTCACCACCATTATTTGATTTTGTTTTTGTATTATTAGATTGAGAATATGCATGAGAATTATTATTATAAGATGTAGAATTTTTGATATCAGATGTGTGCTTATTGTCAGATGTTAAATAACTATTAAGATCAGAATTAACGGATTTATTATCTGATTCATTATCTGAAGTAGGTTTTGTATATGATTTATTATTAGTAGGTGCTTTTTCAGATGCTTTTAAATATTCTACCATATAATCTGTAGAATAACTTACATTTTTTTTGGGAGGTATATTATTTTCTGAATTATTTGATGTTGATGAATTGTCTGACATAATTTATATTATATTGATAATAAACTAAATTTTAAATATAAACCCAATAAATTTAAAATAAAATAACTTATAATATATTTTATTTGAAACAAAAAATTATAAATATATAAATTATTTTTTATAATTATATTTATCTTATGAAAATATATATATCCAGTAAAGGATGTCATATTCAAGTTTAAATGATGCTTTTAATATAAATTCTGATTTTGAAAAAACGATAAGAGGAATAAATTCATTTAATCCGATTAATAATACTATGGAAAATATAAAAACAAGTCAAAATTCAAATTTAAACAATTCAATTCCACAATTTGAATCTAATTATTTTGATAATAATAAAGGAAATACATATGAAGCTAATTATCAAAATAATTTTTATAATCCTAATGATCCACTTCCAATAATTGATGGTATGTATTCAGGTGATGATAATTTAAGTTGGGAAAGTTTAAATGGAACAGATTTATATAGCAGAGGTGATAATACATCTTGTTCAAACAAATTAACTCATCGTGAATGCATAAATATTTATAATAATCCAGATTCCTATAAAGACCTGATGTTATCTCAAGCTTTAAAACACGTTTCCAAATGTAAATTGTGTAAAGAAGAAATAAAAAAATCAATGTTAATTAATACTAAAAATAACAATAACACAAAACAAACATCAATGTCAAAATCAGAAACGCAACAAACACAAAAACAATTATCAAATGGATTTAAAAAAAATTTAAATAACATAAATAATTCAAATGATAATTTAAGTTTAATGTCAAATTACAAAAATTTTCATAATCCTATAAATTCCGGTTCATTAAATTTATCATCACAATCACAATCACAATCACAATCACAATCAAATTCTAAAATAGAATCTGAATTAAAAGTGTTAAGTGAAAAAATAAATGGTGAATCAAATTTAAAATACCAAAATGCTCTGATACAAAATAACATATCAAAATACTTGGAAGATTTAGAAGAACGAAAAAAAATTAATCAAAAATTAGATAATATTTTAGAAATAATAAAATTAGAATATATAAATAAACAAGAAAATAATAAATCAATTAAACCAACAATTAATACAGAATATAAAGATAACAATTTAATGAATTTATTATCATCACAGCAATTTTTATTAAATTTATCCAAAATGAATGAACAAAATAATATAAATACGATGAATCATCAAAATAACCTAAATAATTCCAATCAACAAAATAATTTAAGCTATGAATCATATTTACTATATATATTCATATTTATAATTCTTGTATTATTAGTAATAGATATTGTTTTAAGAATAAATACAAAATCAAGTTAATTTATATTTTTCCAGCTTATAAAAATACCGTTATTTGATATTATTAAAGTTAAAAACTTTTTTTCTTTTAATTTAGAATCAATATATTTTAAACATTCATATGAATTATAATTTGAATATCCAAAATATGATGTTCCAATATTATAAATGATATCTGTAAAATTTAATTCTATTGCAGTATTTATTTTTATTAAACAATATTTATATAATTCATCATACAATTCATCAATTTTTTTTTTTTCATTAATTTTATTGTTTTTAATTTTATTGATTATATAATCATCAGAAATTGTAGATTTATATGTGTTAGATTCAACTAGAGTATTAACTGAAAAATCATTAATGGAAATAGTTGTTTTTTCTTGTGAATTATTTTGTAATATATTATTGGCAAAAATATTTTTAATGTTTATATTATTCATCTGATAATAATATATTATATTAAAATATATAAAAATTATACATATTAATAATTAATAAATATGACTGAAAATAATGATGATTTAAAAAATATTAATAATTCAATTAAAAAGGATAAAAAAATATTAGTTATAAGTGGAGGTGGATTAAAAGGTTTGGCTGGATTAGGTTCATTAAAATGTTTAGCTGACAATAAACTTTTAGACCAAATTGATACATTTGCTTGTTCATCTGTCGGGTCTGTAATATGTTTTTTATATAATATTGGATATGACCCTAAAGATATATATGACGTATTAGAACAAATTGATTTTACAAAATTAATAAAATATATTGAACCTGAAAATTTATTAACAGACCCATGTTTTGGTATTAGTTCACCAGAACCAATATTATATTCAATATATAGTTTTATGAAAAAAAAAAATATCAGTAAAAATTTAACTTTTAAGCAACTATATGATATGACTAAAAAAACAATAATTATTACCGGAACTTGTTTAAATGATACAAGTATTAAATATTTTTCACATATAACAAATCCCGATATGCAAATACTAAAGGCATTAAGAATAACAATAAGTATACCATTCATATTTAGACCTTATCAATTTGATGGTAAATTATGGGTTGATGGTGGTGTTATGAATAATTTTCCAATAGATTTATTTAATGATAAATTAAGTGAAGTTATAGGTATTTATATGGATGATGTATATGATACAATTGATGAAATTGAAGAAATACAAGATTATTTTACAAGGGTATTCAAATGTACATTTAGAGGATTAAATTATAATAAAATAGAATTATTTAAAAAATATTTTATTCATATAAAAACTCCCGGAAATCATTCAACTAATTGGGAAATCACTCAACAAGAAAAAAAAATGCTTTATGATTTGGGATATACTTATGCAACTGAATATATTGAAAAAACTTTCCTAAATAATTAATTATATTAAACTATATCTCTTTTTCTAACATTATTTGCTTTTGGTAAATTACTACTTGATTTTAATTCCATAAAATTGTCTTTATCTTTTTTTTCAAATTTATCAGAACCAATTTCTTTTTCTAATTCTCCAAAATCTTGTACATTCATAGAATTAATTTCATCCATAAATTTTAACATACCATTGATGTCAGATGAATTTTGATGTGAATTTGTTTTGGTTTGATTTATTATTTCCCCATTATCATTAATTTCAATTATTTCTGGAATTTCTGATAATTCAGATTTTTTAATATGTTGTTTTGTAAATTTAAAATCTTTAGCTAATTCACTTGGTTTATCTAAATTATCGTAATATTCATCAATGTTTTCTTTAAGGTGTTTTGTTTTTAAAAATTTTTCAATTTCTTTAACTTTTGTATTGGAAGATAAATTATTTTCAACTTCTTTAAATATTGTATCTTGTTCAAGTTTTCTTCTATTCAAATAATCATTAATATCATTATCAGATAATTTTGTATCTGTACGTTTAGAAGTTTTCCATTGTACAAAATCTTCAATATTTAAATTATTAGTTGATTCGGATGATAATACTGAATTCATATCAGAAATGTTTGAATATAAATTTGAACCAAAATATTCATTATCATCCATAAATGATGAAAAACCACTGGAATATCCAGGCATTGCATCTAATGTACCCCATTCTTTATTCATAATCGAATTTGAAAAACTTTGTGAATTTTTATATTTGAGGAATTCAAAAACATCATTAACATTAACTTGGTCTTTATGTTGGGCAATAAAATTAGCTAGAGTGTCATCAGATGTTTCAATTTGCATATTTTTTCTTTCTATTTGAATATCATTAATTCTGTCTTTTAAATCCTCAACATCAATAGCAGAATCTTTATATTGTTCTCTATATTCATCAAATGTATCTGCATATAATTTATCCAATTCTTCTTTAGTGATTGGTTTATCATTTGATGACATCCAATTTTTAAAATCATCTCGCAATCTTACATAATCGTCACCTTTGAATTCGTCCATACTTTTTTTTAAATAATATAAATCATATTCTTTTCTTAATTCTTTATTAAATAAAATTTCATAAGCACGTGTTATTTCTTGGAATTTATCACTTGAACCTCCCTGATCCGGATGATTTTTTTTAGCCATCTTTATATATGCTAATTTAATTTCATCTGATTTAGCATCCATTTCTATTTCTAGAATAGAATATAAATCAACAAATGTTTCTGAGTCATAAATAAAATCTAATTGTCCTGACATTTATTATAATGTATTATATTTGATTAATATTTATATTTATTTTAAATTTTATTTTTAAATGCGTTTAATATTTTTGATATATATTTTAATATATAAAATAATCATCATTTTTATTAAATGTTTGTGAATAATCACATTCTAATGAAATTTCTGGTAATGTAAATTCTCTTCCTGCATAATAATCCAATTTAGAATCAATATTTACCTGAATCGCATTTGTTTGTTCATTTCTTAATTTAATTTTATTATCATATTCTAAATCAGATAATTTGGAATTATAACAATTAATCCAATTAATAAAATCATCTATTTCAAAATTATTAATAAAATCATTTATAAAATTCTCATCACTATGACTTTTTTTACCAAAAACATTAAAATCTACACAATTCATTGTACTATTGTTTTGATGTTTGCAATGTGTTCTTTGGTGTTCAGTTCCCTTTGAATAATCCCAATTAGGATTATATTTTTCGGTATTGTGGTTAATTTTTTTCCAATTAAAATAATTAATTAAATTATTTTGATATTTGGGATTGATATTATTATTTTTTACTAATTCACTAACCCAATCAGTATATGCATAATTAATGTTCGGATTAGAAATTTCTTTTAAATGAAATTGTATTTCTTTACCAATATCAAATTGAGGAATTGGATAGGTATACCTTTCCTCTATTTTTGTATAATCAAAAAACATTTTAATATATATTTCTTCAGGAGTTTTTTCTTCCTCATTTAAAATATAATTTAATTTTAATGTATTAAATTCATTTGATATTTTTTCAATATCATATTTTTCATTTTTAATTATTGGTTTGGTATATAAATTTATGTAAACCTTATCAATCAAATCTATTTTTTCCTTATTAAATTTTACAATATTATTATTTGTCATAGTATTATTAATATGCCAATCCAAATAATAATTATCATAAATATTTTTTAATTCTGGATTTGATAATATTTTTTCAATAGATGTGATTATTTTTAATTGTGCTTGATTATTATAATAATCAGGATTCTTATAAGGATATTGATTGTTACTTATTAAATTGAGATATATTGAAAAAAACTTTTTGATTCAGTAGAATTTGTTAGTTGGGTTTTGAATTCAGCATATTTGGATTTGACCAATTCAATATCAGTATCAATATCAAATCCAATAAAATTATAAATATCAAAAAAATACTTATTGGATTTAAGATTTTTAATTTGAATACTAAAATTTTTCAAATCAATAAATTCCAATTCCAAATCCAAATTTAAAAGTAAATCTATAAAATTATTATTATTAAATTGATAAGAGTAAAAATTTTTAATCCTATTCACTTTTAAAAGTAAAAATATTGTTTTAATATAAATTTATTTATTTATATTGAAATAATTAAAAAAATTAATTCTCAATAGCTTGTTTAACAGATTGAGGTGTAATATTAGAATCTAATCTCTTATAAACTTTGTCACCTTTAACTAAAATACCAGTAGGTACAAATTGTACATCATATTTATTAAATAGATTAGAAGATTCATCAGAACCATCTGATTGTACTTTTTTAACATCAAAACCTTTAGATTTCATTAAAGCACAAACATCATTATGATGTTTATCAAGATAAGTATGGCAATGTGGACAATGTTTAGAAACAAAAACATATAGCTTAACTGGTTCATTTGTATTTTCAAATGATTCATTAAAAAAAGCTTTTTGTCCAATAAAAATTAGAACTAAAATAACAATTAATACAATAACAAAAGTATCCATTAAATTTTTGTGATATAATATAATTAAAATATAAAAAAATATATAATAAAATATTTTTATAGTTAAAATTAGTTTACTATAAAAATTGATAAAATAATAATTTAAATATAGAAAATTTAACTTAATTTACAAAATAATTTATTATTAAATAAATTAATTATAAAAAAATATTTTCTATAAATTATTATATACATTCCAATGTCTGAAGAAAAATCACTTGAAATATTTAAACCTTTGAAATCATATTTTGCTATATTATGTCAACAAAAATGTTATAATTATTCCGAAAGCAAATGTGGTGAATTAATAGATATTTTATCTCGTAAGAATTGTGATAAATCTGAAAATCTTTCAGATAATTTTATAAATGCCTTATCTTGGTTTGCTACAGAATTAAAAAAAGCAGATTCACCACTCGGAGTATTCACAATTAAAAATAACCTTAAGAATATTTTTCAAGAAGCTTACACAAATACTGATGGTTCTGCAGATGCAGTTAAAAAATATATTGTTGATGCTGTTGATAAGGCATCTAATTTAAGTGGATTTAAAATGAGTCAAGATAATGGTGAAGGAAATACTTATGAAGATATTTTAGAAGCTGTTCTCAAAACTACACCTACCAGTGCAGATGAAGCTTTCGATGATTGGTTTTCAACTGCATTTAATTCATATGAACCTAATCAAAAATATTTTGAATTAAACATTAAACCAAATTTAGGAAAATTAGATGAATGTGAATCAAAATTATTAATGGATTTTTTTGAAGTTGCTGTAGAAGGTCAATCAGATAAAGTATCAATCGAACAATATATTACTGGTATGAATTCAACATATTCTGGTAAAGCTAGATTAAATGTTAAAATAGATGGTGATAAACCAAAATTATTAGAATTATTACCAAATTCAGTTAAAGAATCATTTGAAAAATATTTAATTACTCCTAAAGATGGCTCAGCATTATTCGTTTATGATACACCAGAATGCTATAAATTAACAATTAGTTCAGCTGAACCTAAAAAAGAAGAATATAAAGTTCCTGATACTAAAGTTGTATTAGATTGGTTTAAAAATGAAACTAAAAGATTAATGAGAAGAAGATCTGAACCAGAAGTTAAAGATGCTAATGATACAGAAGCATATGTAGATTCTGATGCTGAAAAAACCCAATATAAATTCCCAGGTTCATTTGATAATATTGTAAATTATCAAGATAATTGGAGAGCAGATATAACTGGTAGACTATGGAAAAAAGATTCAACAGGTAAATTTGTAGAATATACTGATGATGATTTAGTAGCTGATTCAAAAAAATTTGAAACAAAAGATGGTCATTGTGGTAATTTATGTATTTTTGATACTCCAGATAAATGTTCTAAATTTTTTGAAAAAATGACTGATAAAAATATGGTGAATATGACAATTGATGAATTATCTAAAGAAATTAATAGTGCTGATTTTGTTAAAAGTTATAAAGAATTAAAAGAAAATATTATTAATGTTAATCCTTTGTTTGTTGTTGGAACTTTAAGAATGTTTGGATTTGAAAAATTTGTTGATTTTACAAATGATGGAACAAAAATAGTTAAAATTGAAAGTTTTACTCGTTGGTGGGATAGATATGGCAATAAATTAAATTTAACCCCAAATAGTCCTTTTCCAGGTACACATAAAGGATTAACCCCAGAACCTCCAGCAAATTTAGAATTATTTTTCAAATTATTAATAGCATTTATCAATAATAATGAATTTGTTTTAAATCCTCAAAGTAAAGAATTAATTAATAAATCTGGTAAACCAAAAGTTTCATTAAATGGTCCTCCTCCAAAATACTTCAAAATTAATGGAAAAGATGTTCTCAATAAATATTATGAACAATCATTAGCAATTTATGAAGGTAGAACTCCTTCAAATTCTGAACAACCAGAAAGTTTATCAAATTTAGTTGAAACAATGAGAAAAAATGCCTTATTAAATTCAAAACCAGTTAATATGGGATTACCTGAAAATAGAGCAAATTTAAGTACATTACTTAATTTGATGATTGGTATTACAACTGGAGGTAAATTTAGAGTATCAACAATGTTACCTTTTTCTACTGGTAAAGGATATCATATTGGAGGTGTTGGTTCAGATTCAAAAATATTACCATGTGCAAATAATGCATTTGAAATATATAGAATGGGTATTGATGCTTTAAATAAAAAAAATAAAAAACTTACTCCAACATTAGCTAAATCTATTAGTTCTGAACTTAAACAATTAGAAGATATTGAACGTGGTGTTTATGAAAATTTAGGAGTGATTGCAACATATGTTAAAATTATTAATGTTATGAATGATGAAGCCGTAAATAATGATGTTACATCAGAAATAATGGAAAATGCCATTAAAGAATATGAACTTAAAAGTAATAAATTATCATCAAAAGCTGATTCAACAATTAGTATGTTAATTAAAAATTTATTTGATGAAAAAAACACTGGTTCTTATTACACTAAATTATAAAAATGTATTTTTTAATAATTATTTAAAAAAATATTAAATTAAATAATTTTATTTAATTTATTTTACAAAAATTTATATTTAATATGTTGAATTAAATATGGTAGCTGCAACACCATTAGCTACTTTAAGAAAGTTATAAGTTGATATATAACATTTAAAAACATATTGATTATAATTTACATCAATCGGATAAATAGATGAATTAATTTCAAAAGTATTGAAAAAAGATAAATTAATACTTCCAGAAGGTTGTAATGAAGTAGAATAAAGTTCAAATATGTTTATTCCAAAACCACTTTCATTTTTTCCCATAGGATAATTTAAAAATGGTGCTAAAAGACTATAAAAACTCATTTCATAATTACTTGATAAGTTAGAATTTAAACTAAAACCTATATTTTTTATTAATGGTACATCATTTTCATTAAGTAAATATTTAAAATTTTCTAATTTATTAACTAATTCTGTATTAAAAAAATATTTTTTATAATTAAAATTTTGATTAACATTACTATTTAAAAAATATTGAACTTGCGCCATAAAAATAACATATTTACAGGGATTAATTGCTTGTAAAAAAATTCTATTATTTAAATTTATAAAATATAAAGGATTTGTATAAGTAATTTGTTCAATAATGTATTGATGTTTATTTAAATAAAATTTTTTTCTTTCTTCTTTATCTAAATAAATATAATTACATAATAAATACAATTTTTTAAAAACTAAATTATTAGGCATTATAAAAGTATATTTTTTTTCTATATAAACACTTGTTGAATTTAATGGATTTGAATTAACAGGTATATAAATTGAACCACTATATAAACCATATATAACAAATTTCGTTGTATTAGTAACATCAGTTGCTATAATTGTTGCTATTTCTGAAAGCAAATTTGTAGAAGATATAAATTGATTATCTGATATTTTCCTGTAATACAATTTATAATTTATAACATCAAGAGTTACTTGATTTACATCTCCCAAATCTATACTATCAAATTCTGCCCACGCAACTCCTTGGTTTGAAAGTTGGAAAAGTGGTTCTCCTAATATTCCACTTCCATAATAATTTTGTATATAAACATAATTAGATGGACTAAAAATTCCACAATTTTCAAAATTGTTTAACTGTATATTAAATCTTACTGACATATATTCTAAACACAATAAAGGAAGTGCTGCACCAGCAGTATTACAAAACCAAAACCAAAGTGGAACATATAATGTTTTTGAATTAAAATTTTTATTTAAATGTTGATATGTTGTTAGATCTGGAGTATTTCCAATATATTCATCAATAGAACTATTAAAATTATTCCAATTTAATTCTTGCATAACAGCCATCCATTCTCCCCATTGTCTTGATACAATTTGATTTCCGATTTCTAATCCGACATAATCAATTATAGCATAAGCTAATTTTTTAGTCCATTTAAATTTAATTTTATTATTAACTTCATTATTATAGTCGTAAATTATTGGAATATCAGGTAATTCGATAACTAACCACATTTTATACAACAAATCTCCTAATTTACCAATTTCTAATGTATATTTTTTTCCAAAATTTGTTTCATATAAAAAATCCAATTGAACTGTTTCAATTGAAAAATTAGTATATCTTCTATATATTATTTTATAAAATGAAATTTGTGGATTTTCTGACAATACTATATTTTCTTCTCCATATGCTACTAAAATTATTTCACCAGCAGGCATTATAATAATTAATATAATTGTATATTGATTAATTTTTATAATAAAATATATTTTATTATAGAAATATGAATATTAAAAAAATACTAAAGGTTATATATAAATATTTATGAAACAAATAATAATCCAGCAAGACTTGATTGATATCTAACGAGATTGTATTCATATGTTGTTATAGATATTTTAAAATTTACATCTGATATATTGAATAATGTGTTTATACTATTGAGATAATTTAAAAATTTTTTTCTATCAAGTTGTATTTGTATTTTAAATGTTTTATAGTTACTCATATTAATAGCACCTGTAGGTTGAAAATCGGTTGGCTCTAAAGCAAAACTATAAGTATTATAATTTTTATTTAAATTTACTTTAGTGTTATATTTATATGGATTTAATGTAGTAGTTATAGCATTATAATTTGGTGAATTATTAGAATCTAAAAATAAAATACCATCTCGCAATAAACCATCAAAGTAAAACTTTGTATTAATTATAAAATCATAATTTGAATTACTTAAAACATCCAATGTTATATTTTGAAAAATATTTAATAAATTTAATTTAACATCAATATTTTTTAATATATTTATTTCATAATTATCAATTTTAATTTGGAATGACCAAATAATTTGTTTTACCAAATTATCTAATTCAAATTCAAAATCAATATTAATAACATTTTTGCTTTCATTCAAAAAATTTGTAATATTTTTAACCAATTCATAATAATTATTTATCTCAATTAAATAATCAATTTTTTTTGTTGATAATCTAATTCTTTCTTCTCTTTCAATTAAAATAAAATCTGAATTTAATTTATTTATAAGACTTATTGGCGTTAAAAAATTTATATAATATGAATTTTTATATATGTTTGTACTATTAAGATATACTTTTATTATTATATTTGTATTCATACAAGCTATTAATGGTATAGAATTAAAATAATTTTCAAAAAAGAATTTTACAGGAACAATAAAGTTTTTTTTATATGCCATTTTTAAATATGGTTTTAATCCCGATACAATATAATTTTCAGAATCAACACTTCTTAAATTTAACATTTGATTTAATAATCCTTGTTTATTTATATTTTGAAAATTATCGATAAATACTTTATAATTATAATTGAAATATTGAGATATTATTTCATCATCAAATAATAGTTCAATTCTATTAATTAATTGGATTATACCGTATTCATTTATAATACCATAATTTAATTTAATGATATAATCTACTAATTTTTGCTGAATCTTAACATCATTAAATACATTATCGATACTTTTTATATAATAAATAAATTTTGAATTATTGAAATTATGTAACAATCCTAATAAATATTTATTATTAATAATTTTATTATTTGACAATTTTGGTAAAACTATATCAATATTATTAATTATAATCTCAGATTTATTTACATTATTAATAATATAGCTAGGTAGTTCACCATATCTTATATTTATAAGTTGATTGAAAAAATTTGAGGTAGCAATTGTAAATTCATAATTATTATAATTGTTAAATAACAAAATATTTAAATTATCAAAAAATGCATTTGCAGAAATACTTGTTGGATTATTTAAAAATGAAATTATTTCAGTATTAATTATATTGGCAAGTGAATAAAATATATCACTAATACTATCTGTATCATAATTAATACTTAATGCAACAGTTGTCCAAGTTATATAGCAAGAATAATAAAATAATAAAATTGGTATATTATTTATTATATTTTTAACTATTATTTGATTATTTAAAAGTGATAAAATTGTTATTTGTGATTTTTCATTTTTGTAATTATTTTGGTTAAATATTTTTTTGGTATTTGAACTATTTATACTAATGCTATCATTTAAATAAATACCAAAATTAAAATTTATAATTGAAAATTGTGTTTGTATATTATTTACTATTGTATAATATATATCATTAATTATTGTATTAATATTACCTAAATATATATTTACATTAGAAGTTAAATTATTGAAAGTATTAATGATAATATTATAAAAAGTATTTGAACCTAATAAAAATTCATCATTTAAATTTAATTTCACAACTTGACCATTATAGATTTGTATTGTATATTCACTATAACTATTAATATTATTTATAAAATCATTTATTTTGTATTTGGTGCTATCATATATCGAATTATTTTGAATTATTTTATAATAATTATTGATGTTATTATCTGGAATAATATTTGAATTCAAATTATCCATATATACAGAAAAATTTTTTGTTAAATCTAATGTGTTTATTTTAATGTTATATTGTAGGTATTGATGCGAATATATTAGATATTGTTCTTCTAATGTATAATATGAAGGTATATTAATAAACTGAATTGTATAAATATTTATTATCAAAATATACAATATATACAATTCATCAAAAATATTCAAGTTATATGCAAAATTATATTCATTATTATTATTGTTATTATTTGTAATTAAATAATTTAAATATGAATAATACATATTATAAAAAGTAATATATGATCTTAAGTTAGAATTATATATATTGTCAATAATATTATAATTAATAATACCCCAATAATTATTTAAAATGAAATTAAAAATATTATTTAAACAAAAAGATGATTTTAAATTAAAATCTACATTATCTTTATTTATATATAAATTTGGTTTATTATTATTTAAAAAATAATCTGAATCATATTTCATTAATATAATCTCGTTAATTATATCAGGATTAATAAACAAATCTGAAGTATTGAATAATATTCTGTAAATATCGATATAATTTTTTTGTAATTCATCCATATAATCATTATCTTTAAGTAAAATAAAATAAATATATGTATAAATCATATAATAAAATGAAAATATATCAAATGTAAATTTTTTAATAGCATATTGATCATTTATAAATTCAAAATATTCAAATTCTACATTAGCAAAATATTTTATCCATGTATTAATCACGTTAATATCATATGAATCCTCATTAATCCAATAAATAAGTTCTGATAATGAGTATGTAAATTTTTCAAAAAAAATATTTTTATAAAGCAAATTATTAACGACTGTAAATAATTGTTCATAATATGAAAGTATATACAAAGAATTTAATTTATTAAAATATTGTGAATTAAAATAATTATAAATATTATTGATGTCTATTATATAATTTTTTATTTTTTGTATTGATTCAATAATTTTATTATTTAGTAAAGTATTATTAATTTGAATACCATATATACTACTGATTTTATAATAAACAAAACGTATAATTATTTCAAATTTCAATAATAAATTTAAAAAATTTCTAATATACATAAAATTAACATTTGATTCAGCCAAAAATGTATTAAAAAAGAGAATAACATCTTGTGTAAATTTTGAAGAATCATTTTCAAGAATATCATTAGAAAATAATTGATAATAGTAATAACTTAATAAATAATTATTAATTTCTAAATAATTAGAAAATGTTGGTACATTAGAATATATTTTTTGTATAAAAAGATTTTTTACTGATGATAAATTATTGTTTAATCTGAACGAATAATTATATAAAAAATAAATTTTTATTATTTGATTTATAACGTCATAATATGAAATAGTTTTTTTTGAATTATTAGTATAGTATACACTTGAAATAAAACTATTAATTAAATCAACAAATAACCATACATATAAATTCATATTAAATTTTTTAATATTTTTAATGGCATTTGTGTTACTAACAATATTTGAATAATAAGTAAATAAATTCTTATAAATAGTTGTACTATTATTAACAAAATTATTATAGTTGTAATTATAAGAGTAATATTTGTTATAATATTTAGGATATGAATAATTATAATTAATTGTAATTGGTATATTATCATAATCATTTGGGGTAATTATCGATAAATTATTAAATTTTGAAGTAACTTTGTTTAGTTTACTAATATTAAAAATTCTTGTTATAAAAAAATACATTTTATTTATTCCTTTTAATGAAGTTAAATCTAATGATAAACAATAATTCGATATATATCCCTTAAATACTTCAAATAATTCATTTATATTATTTGATCCATTTCTTAAATAATTTAGTGTAGCATTAAAATCATTATATAAATTATTGTAAGAAATTGAGTAATTTTTTAATAATAAACAAGATAAATTATATAATAAATTAAAATCATTTACTACTGTTTTATTATAATTTTTTTTAGCTTCAAATGTAAAATCACTTGTTAAAAATAGTTTATTAGCTGAACTATTATTTAAATCATAAATCATACTACCAAATCTAATTTTAAGTATTTGTAATGAATTAAAAGTTAATGTATATTTATCGAGATAATTTTTTTCTGTGTCAATATTAAATATAATATTTATATTCGATATTAAATTTGTTAATGATGGTTTAAATGGACTATTAATTAATAAACTATCTGTATACATATTTACATTTCCAATACAATTATAATAATTTTTGATATATAAATTAGATAATAAATTAAAATTTACAACAGGTGTACATAAAATTTTTGTTTTTGAAATAAAATAAATAATATCATTTTTATTTTGTAAAAAATCTGGAAAATCACTAATTATTAAATTTTTATTTTCTATTGTTGGTTCCATATTATATATTTGATAAATTGCCCAATTAATAATTTTCATGTTTTGTTTATAACTTAAAACATTTTTTAATTTTACGTCATATATTACATTTGGTTCTAAATTATATTCAATAACAATATCTTCATTTATTTCAAAATTATCAATTAGTAATTTTGTTGTAGAATTTAAAATAATCCAAGTAAAAAACAAAAAAATAGTAATTTTTTTAATAATGTGATTTGTGTCAATAATTAATTTAGAACTAATATCATCTGATTTTAATAAATCTACAATATTTATAAATATTAAATTTGGACTATATGCTTCATTTAAACATATATAATTAAATATCAAATTCAAAAATTCATCATAATTATTAATATTTTTGAAATATTCCAATACATAAATACCATTATCTAATTTAAAATTTAATAAATCCAATTCGAAAAATTGTATATACTCATTAAATTTAAGAAATAAATTATAATATGAATTTGGTTCATTAACTCCTAAATTAATTTCTGAAATAATATTATTTATCCAATAATTTTGTGTAAATGATAAATTATTATACATATTTTCAAAATTATATATTTGAAAAATTGATTGATTTGAATATATTGATGTATTATTTAGATAAACTTTATTATTAGAATTAACAATTGGTTCATTATTATTTATATATAATTTAACAATATCATATAAAGTTTTACTATAAATTAATTTTTTCATACTAATTTGGTCAATAGAATTATCTATTAAATAACTTGTACTTAATATATATATTATTCTATTTATTGTTTGCTCGTAAAACAATGAATTTGAAATTAATTTGGATATATAATTTGTATACATGGTATAAATATCTAATTTATTAACTAAATTTGTATCATTAACTAACATATCAAATTCATCAATATCAATTAAATCATCATTCAATAATTTTTCATAAACAAAAACACTTTCATTAATGGTGCTTTCTGTTAGATAATTAAAATAATATAATGTATAAAAATAATTGTAATTCTCTATAGCGAAAAAACCTTTTAAATTTTCAAAAATATATAAAATTATTTGTTTAGAATATCTATCATTGTAATTGATACTTGTTATATTTTGAGCAATATTTAAATTATCATAAATTGTAGTTAAATTAAAAATTGAATTTTTATAATAATATAATTTATATTCGTTATAATTTATTTCTAATGGTAAATTTTTTGTTGTGGTAATTTTTGTAAATAAATCTGTATTATTTAATGCTGAAAAAAATATTACATTTGTTTTGTCAATTAAATTTAAAATTATATTTGAATATATTAAATTAAAATTTTTGTTGATTAAAAATATTTTTAAATTATTTTCATTTCCCAAATAATTATATTTGTTTATGGCGTAAAAATTAATGGGTGAATAATTTAAATTATTAAATGTTGTGTTTATTTCATCATTATTATTTAAAATATTTAAATATGTATTTTGTTCAGATAAAGGAAAATTATTATTTTGAGAATAAAAAATATTATTATTATAAACTGAATAAGAATTTATCGAATAAAAATATTTTGTACTAAAATCTATACTAATATTATCACTAGATTCTGTAAATTGTTTTATTAAACTTTCTATACAGCTATTATAAATATTATATGTATATTTATTTATAATAAATTCTCCAAATGTTACTATTAAATCTACATTTATACCGTTAATAAAATCAGCATTAAGATTATTTAAAAAAGAATTGTAATTATTAACATCAACAGATAAACATTTGTATATGAAATATATGTATAAATATATAATTATTATAAAATTAAATTTTGAAGAATTTACTGCATAAAATATATTGCTATTATTAATTGAACTAAAATCAACAGTTGATAAAGAAATATTAGTATTATTAACTAAATTAAATTTATCGATTGTTGACTTTATAATTAAAACAGAATTATTAAAATCAAATTCAGATATTAAATATAAAAGTAAATATGTTTTATTAACATTTGTATATGATATAATTAAATTAAGATAATCATCATAATAATTTTCATCAATATATGTTGAATTATCAAAAATACCAAATAATTTAGAACTAAAATATTTAAAAACATCAATAATATTACTTGTCGTGTTTAAAAAATTATTGTATTGTTTAGAACTATATTCTTTAAGTGAATAATCATAAGCAAACAAATATTGATTATCATATAATGATGTAATATTAAATAAATTATTTATTGTTAATATATTATTTCTGTTAATATTATCAAATGTTGTACCAATAGCAAAATTAGTGTAATAACAATTATAATAAAAATTTTCGTAATAACCATAATTAGTATCAAAAGAATTATTTATAAATTCTGAGTCATATATTTTAAGTAGATTAATAATTTCATTAAATTTAAGTTCATTTTTATCAAAGAAAGTAAAAGTCAAATTAAAAATTGAAATGAAATTAATAAATTTATCACTATTGTCATTTAATATTTGTAAAAATAATATTATGATTAAATCGTCATAATTATAATTATGTTGGCTACAAATATTAGGGATTTTATTTAAAAAATTTATATCATTAATTTTAAAATTTTGCAAATTTAGTTTATTAAAGTAAAAGTTAGTATATAAAAATAAATATTCATTTGAGTTTTTATTTATGATATTTTTTAAAAAATAATCATTGAAAAAGATATTAATATTATCATAACAAGAAAAATTACTTGAAATAAAATAATTGTAATTATCAATTCTATTTAAATTATATGTTTCAGTATAATTTCCAAATATATTATTATCGAATTCATATTGATTAAAGATATTGAAATAATATAATAAAAATGATAATGTCAAATCTCTTAAACTTACAATATCATCATTAATTATTACATTTAATATACTAAGATCAATTGTGAATTTTGATATAAATGTATAAAAAAAATATATTCTATAAATTGGAGAATTAGTAATAAATATAAATTTCTCATAAACATTTTCATTAATCAAAGTTGTTTTATAAGAAGCTTCGTTACAAGAACTATATTTGTAATATTCAAAATTGCTAAATGAACTATTAAATAATTTTTTATCTACATATGTAAATTGCTGATACATTAAACTACTATTAAAATTAAATTTTTTTTGACTATATATTGGATAAATTACATCGTATTGTAAATTTTTTATTTCATCTAAAAAACTATCAATAACTTTCATATTTATTTTTTGGATTATTTGGGTTGTTTGCAAATAATAATTTTTAGTAATTATTAAAAATTGAGAATCTTCAATATATTTTTTTACATTAATATTACTAAAATTTAACATTATATTTGTTTTAATATTATTTAATAATTTATACGTTATTTTATCAATGTTTATTTCAACATTATTTAAATAATCAATTAATTCATAATTGTAATAGATTGTATTATTGGAAATTTTATTATTTTCACAATTTTTATTTATGTTATTGGTAAATACATATATAAATGAAGAATAAGGTAATATTGTTAATGATTTATTAGAATTAATGTATAGTTTTGATAATTTACCCATAGGATTATAATTTTGTTGTATAAAGTAAAAATTTTCACTATTAAACGTTAGTGATTCTATTAATAAAAGTAAAAAAACATTATTTATAATAGCTTGACTATAAAAAACATTAGTGTCATTTAGACTAAGAAAATAATTAAAAATTAAATTTCTATTTGAATCTTGACTAAATACATTTGCAATATTATTGCTGACAACTTCAAATAAATTATTATTATAAATATAATTTAATGTTAAATCATTTTGAATGACACTTTGACCATTATTAGAATTTGTTAATGAACCGAAAAATAAAAATAATGAATTTACATAATTATTATCATCTGAAATATTATTAAAAACATTAGAAAATGTATTTATTGTATTTTTATTAAAATAATAATTTTCAATTATACTTGAATAATATGATATATGAACATAAGTAAACGGTTTTACATATTTTATTAATTCAAAATTTTCATAAATATTTTTAGAATATAAAATTAAATAAAATGTTTTGTTTGTAACTATTAATACATTTGGATTCATTATAAATTCAATTAATTTTTCATTTAATAAAGGCATATTTGATGCATATTGGTTTAAATCATTAATAGATTTTTTATTGGTATTTTCATTTACATACTTTAAATAATTTTGTATTGTTGAATTTCTATTATAACAAAATAATGACACAAAAACTTTTATTAATAAATTAAGTGATAATTTATAATTGTTTAAATTAATTATATCAAGCATTTCATTACTATTTTTTATTAAAACATCATTAAAATACTCGTTTGTTAAATTACCAAAAAAAGTTATATTTAACATACTTGTTAAAATAGTATGTGAATTAGTATCACCGTTAAATATCGATAAAAATACACTTGTACTACTTTTTTTATTTAAAATTAAAAAATTTAATTTGTCTTGAATTTTTTCAGTGTAAATGTTATTAATTGAATTTATTTTGTTATTAATAATTTCAAGATAAAATATTTTTGAATTCACATATAGTAAATCAAATAATAAATCATATAGATTTTTTGAATATAATAAACCAATAAATACATATGTAGGATCTATTTTAATTTGATTAACATTATTAATAAAAATATTTGATAAAATTAAATCTAATAGTATTTTATAATATTTTTGGTTCATATAGGTAATTTTAATTGAAAGTTTAATTCCATAAAAATTAATTTGTACATATGTTAATTTATCATATAAAATATTTTTAATGAGATATTGAAATAATAAATCATTATGAATTGTAGAATAATTTGATATAACATTAAATGAATAAAATAATAAGTTTAAATCAATATTATAAAATATATTGTCAATATCTTTTTCTAAACTATAATATTTTTCAGATTTAATTAAATTTAATAATTCATATTGACTAAATATATTTGAAACCAATGATAATTTATTATTATTTATTGAATTTACAATAAAATTTATTTTTACAATTAAAATATTATTTATATCATTAATAGAATAATTATTAACTTTAATATAAAAGGAATTATAAACATCTAATAAATTTATATTAAGAGTAGAACCCAATTCGTCATTATATTTAAATAATTCAAAATGATGTTTATCAATGGTTATATCTAAATATGTTTTACCTAATAAATCTCCATTTTTAGGTATAACATATGTTATAATGTTATTGATATTTTCAGTATTTGTTTTTAAATTATTACCATTAATTTCCATATTATTAATGTAAAAATTAGTATGTCTTCTATAATATATTTTAAAAAAACTTATATTTGGATTATAATTAAAAATATTTACTTCACTCCCAACCGCAAGTAATTGAATATATCCAGAACCCATATTTTTTAACTTAATTAATATATTTAATTAATATTTTTTTAAACATTAAAAATATTATTTAATTCAAATAAACTAAATAATAAAAATTAGTTGTATGTATATGCTGTAGCACCAATACCACCAATAATTCTTAAAACATTAAAATTTCTTGTTTGAAAAATTAATTTATATTTACTCTCATGATTTTTATTATATTCTTTTAAAAAAAATTGTATATTATTACTAATTATATTACTATTTATTTTATTTTTTAATCCAATAAAAGATATTCTACTCATATTGCAAGAACCAGTAGGCTGAAATTCGGTTGGTTCTAAACAAAATGAATATGCATTTAGACCTAATTGTGGTGAAGAATTATAATGGGTATACGTTTGTAAATAATTAAAATAATTAAAAGTTTCACTAAATAATTGTGTACCATTTAAATAAAAATTTGATGCTAGTGATATAACATATGCTGATTTTGATATTTGTTCAGTAAATATACTTATCACAAAACTTAAATCATTTGTTGATTCTTCAAAATATTTTATATTATTATTAATAAAATATAATCCTTCATTAAAAACAAATGGATCATATTTTACATATGGTCTATATAAAACAGACAAATAACTAAATAAAACAATTTTAGTAGGATTTGTTGTTATAAATTTATTAAATAAATCTGGATTTTCGTATGTATAATTGAATACATTGCGATTTCCATTAAATATTTCATTAGGTGAGGGAATTTTCTGTATAAACCAAAACATATCTTTACAACAATGAAAAATATCTAATTGTGTCATATTATTACTACTTGATATGTTATTAAATTCAATTTGTTGCACTTGTTCTATTAAATATTCATGTGCTGACCTAGCAAATTTATTTCTTTCAATATTATCTAAATATATATATTCTAAAATCAATGTAATTTCTAATTTACTTTTAACAATTTCATCTAAATTATTAATTATTAAATTTATAACTTCATTATTTATTGAAGAATTGCTATTATATCCAGTATCAATTTTTATACAATCAATTAGTTTTTTTGTGTTAATTTTTATTTGTAATGAATTAAATTGTAATGAAAGTAATGGAAATGCTAATCCATAATTATAAAAGTGCCAAAATGGAATTGGTAAATATAATATATTTTCATCAATAATTTCTGAAAATATATTTATATTTGAATCATTTCCAATTAATTTATTATATATCTTTTTATTTTTATAATATAATTCAGAATAATTATTTATATAAGTATCAGACAACGAATATATTTTATTACTACCAATATATAAATCAATACTATTAAATAAATACATTCCAATTTTATTTACCCAACAAAAATTTATATTGTAAACATTATCACTTTTATTTGTTAAAATTTTGTTAAACATATCTACATTAACACTTTCTAAAATTTCTAAATTTTTAAAAATTGTAAATTTAAATCCATCATAAGTCATATAATCGTTAGTAAAATTATCATATATATAAATTAATTCATCATCTTTAATATAAAATAATGAAGCATTTGTATATAATTGTATATTATATTTTGATATAATATTGTCAATTTGATTATAAAAATAATTTATTGAATTAAAAAATTGGTTATATTCGTCAATATTAATATATTTTAAAATAAACTTTTTTAAATCTTGTATATAAGATAAATTATCATACAGATTATCATATTTATTGAAAAAAATATTACAAATATTTTTTAGGTTATTCATAAACGTAATAAAATAATTATAGAAAGGTAATCCTTGATCTGTAAAATTTGTTATTAAAGTATTTTTAGAATTTATTGGATTTAAGCTATTTACATCATTATATAAACCATTTATTAATTTATTTAAATA